GCCTTTGTACCTTTAAGGTATTTGCCTAAACTTGACATAAAGCCGATAGGAACAGCCATGAGCATAGCGTCTACAGCAGCATCCCATGTAGTAGCTGCCATATCTTGCTAGAACAGATTCTCTACGTTATGTATATTTTCTGTAATTTTTCTAAGCTTAGCTGGATCTTTCATTTCACCAGACAATATCTTTTTAATATCGTCCTCTTCAAGTCCGGTACGCTCTTTTACTTTCTCAATAGTAGCAAGAGCAACTTCCGCATTGTTTTCTGAGATACCAGCAGCTCTATTAAATGCAAACGACGTGCCTGCACCGGTAGCTGTAGCAGCAAGCGCTGCAGAAGTACCAAGAGCTCCTGCACCAACAAGACTAGCTCCAACAGCACCACCCACTATACCAGCAAGCATAGCAGGAACTTGCTTCATATAAGAGCTAGCGGATCCTCCCATGATTCCAGGCATCTTAAACAAGTATGTGTCTGGATCAGTGAAGTTTATACCAGTTTTCTCAGCTCTACCTTGGAACCATTTAGATATCTTATCGTTGTGCTTCTGAGCTTCATTCTCATTCTCTTCTATGATGGCATTCCAGTCTTCATTAAGCTTACCGTACTCTTTGTAAGCACGAGACAAAGCCTATCTCTTCTAATTTCTATCAAGATTTCCATCTTTAAGATTATACAAGAATCTACGAGCATCATTCATCTAATCGTGACCTGCTGTAGTTCTACCAGCAAGATTCCACCAATCTCCGCTTCCAAATATTTCATTGCCTGACATAGAACCGTCAACCCAAGCGCCAAGCTTAGACTAGTCAGTCATGTCTTCCAACATTGATCTACTTGGAGCAAGAGCGTCGTACTCTAGCTTAAGTCTTTCTCTATCAGAGAGCATTTTTGCACGTTCGCCTTTAAGATTAGCAATCTGACCAGCAGTCATATCTGGCTGCTGAATCAGACTGTTAATATTTTGTAGCTCTCTATCAATATAGTCTATCTCGTCGAGCTTATCTAAAGAATCCATATAGTCTTTTATGAGATTCTTATCGTTTTCTGCTCGTACTTGATAACCTCTAGCATCTTCAGCCTAGAGTTTGTTCATTTCGCCAAAGAACGAGTTCCATTGGTCTTTAAAGAAGTCTCCTAGATCATAATCTTCCGGCATTCCTGGAACATCATGGTTTTTTATATGATGATATGCAGATCCAATACCTTCCATAGCAAGACCAAGTTGATTGGTTCCTCCCATTTCTGATGGCATCGGCATATCTGCCATTCTATCCAGTATGCTTTTCTTATCTTCTTGTTTCTTCTTTTCCCACTCAATCTCTTCGGCATTCTGTTGGTTGTATTTTTCAACCTCAGAATCTATCAATTTTTCTATTTCTCGATCGTGCAGCGTAAGTGCGTCGCCAAGATCCTAAAATCCTTGTGGATCACGCATTATGGCGTATCCTTTTTCAAGATTTGGATCATAATACGATTTCGTGTTTTTACTATTTTTGCGTTTCTTTGGCATGATTGATATTATTTATTTTCTATCATTCCTGTGTATGCTCTAGCCTGTCTATTTGCTTGTCTTTTTGCAGCTTCAGACTGACCAGCTACCCGTTTATCCGTAGCACTATTGACAGCAGCTGCTGCAATGCTATTTGTATTGAAAGTATGACTTATAGGTATCTTGTAACCATCTTCAATTTTTTCTATACCAAAACTGTTTAATGTAGCTTCATCGATTTTATCAAGCTTTTCAACAACATCTTTATCTTTGAAGATAACAGTTTCGTTTATTACATTTACTCGTTTCTTATTACGAGTTCCACTTGCGTACTCTCTGTTAATCTCTCCTGCAGGAACTGTATATTTCTTTCCTTTAATCGCTCTAGATACTTTGTTTACAACACTGTTATATGTATAAACTCTATTTCCTGTCATAGAAGCAACTACATTTGGCCTAAAATCTACTGTATGATCAACATAATTGTAAACTTCGCCTGTATCAGGATCTGTTTTATGAGCAAGCAACGAGTTCATATCTTCCTATTGACCTTGCTGCAAAGTAACAACATTGTTTCTCTTAAAGATATCTTCAGAGTTTCTTCTCAACTCAGCTTCGGTAGATGGTTTTGAAGAAGTAGGAGTTCTTCCTACCATTCCTCCTGTAGTGTTTTCTCTATACCATTTCTCTTGAGCTTTCTTAAGGTCTTCTTTTGTCTTTACGTCTTTTAAAGCTTCATCTCTACGATTCTGAGTTCTTAAGATTTGCTCATTTGCAAGTTGATCAGAAGTACCATTTGGTACAGGCTCCTTAGTATCTCCTTCTAACTGTTTCTTTAAAGCTCTATAGTAAAGCTCTCGCTCTTCATCACTAACTACACCATCACCATTAAGATCCATTGTTATTTGTTGCTTTATGAGTTCCTTCTAACGGAAGTTCTCAAGATCAGCAGCTTTACTCTATTGTAAATATTCATACGGATCCTGTTCAAGTTTAACTTGAGATTGCTCATAATTGGAATTGACAATTGTTTTCTATAATGCATCAATTGCAGCTTTTGTGGCATCGTTATCGCTATACCCAATAGATTTAAACTGTTGCGCATATTTATTTATCATAAATTTGCCCATATCAGTATTGGCAAGAGCAGCCATATTATTGGCAGCTATTTGATTCATGACATCTTTATTCTTACTATACGCCAAAAATCCAGGGTATTGTTTACTAAGTTCAGGATCGTATGTCAGCTACATATTATCAAACAGATGGTGCGTCCATTGGTTAATATCTTGAAACTTAGATACGCCAGATACATTCCACATGCCGTTATCACTAGAGAAATCTTCAAATGCTCCGGGTCCTCCATTTTCTTTACTAAGCACAAAGTTCTAGAAGTCTCTATCGTATGTACCGTTCTTCATTGCATCCTTAAGAGAATCAAGATATGCATAACCAACTTTAGCATTGGCTCTTGCTCTATTATACCAACCTGGATCTATAGAATGACTCAATTGTGCAACAATAGCTCGACCTTCTGGACTTCTAAACAAGTCTATACCTCTAGCATAAGCATCGTTTACAGTCTGGCGTACATTATTCATAGCCGCACCATACCGCTCCATATCCTTAGCAAAAGGACTCATAAAATCTCCATATGTCTTATAGAAGTTCTCCATCTAAGCTTGTCCTTTATCATACATATCCTTAGCTGCTTCTATAGCCATCTTCATTACTGCTGTATCGTATAGATCCTTTGTAGGCATCTATACATAATCATCATATGCGTATGTCATAATTAACCGAGTCCTTGTGATTTATACCATTTTTCATATTCTGCTGGTGTAATTGGAGTACGCTAGCTTGTTGGATCATAATACATAGGATAATATCCTATCCCCCTTGTACCTAGGTTTTGTATATAATTCATATTCTTCTTACGTAGATCCATATCATCTCTATATAGCGACATAGTATCGTTGAACTGTCTACGCTTGAACTCATTGGCTTGATACTGCTGTATTTGACTAAGCATATTAGCTATACCTGTTTGTATACCTCTATTACGTGCAGCATGTGCTTTAGCGTACATATCAAGATCCCACTGATTAGCTTGCATCCTAGCTTGTCTAGATGCTTGTCCAGCATTAATAGCAGCCTGAGCATAGTTAGCTTTATAAGCATTATTCTGTTTTTGAATATCACCTAATAATTTTGCTATATTACTCTGTGTAGTATTTAATGCAGCAAGTCTTGCAGCAGCTCTCTAGCCTCCAGAAAGTCCACCTGCTGAATCTATTCCATATTTTGTTCTAGTTTCTGCAGATCTTAATTCTTGTATTATTGGGTACGGATTTACTCTAAGTCCGGCCAATGTCGTAAGAGCACTTCCTTCATATGGATTTCCTACGTAAGTATTTGGTTTATAAGCTCTTTCTTTTATAGCGTTAGCATATTGTCCAAATCCAGCAAGACCTCCCAATACAGCCGGAATTGCGTTTCCGACCCATCCTTCTGCGAAACCTGGCATTTTTCCTTTTTTATAGTTCTACATTCCAGCTATAGCAGATGCAGTTCCAGCATAATCGCCAGTTGTCATATAATACGACGCGAGTTCTACGGGAACAACCATATCCGATTTTAGAACCCTTGCACGTTCTGTATCATTCTTATTTGGAATTCCAGGTATTAAATTATAACTGCCGTCTTTAGCAACAATAAGTTCACCATTGGATACCATTGCATCTGCAGGTTTGTTTGTAGTTCCGTGAGAAGTGTATACTGGTTTTCCTGTGTGATATCCAGGTAATTTGCCGTTTTTGGCACTAAGTATTTGATCTTGTTGATCTCCATACTATTGAGCATTTTTAACTCTCATGTACTAGCTACGCGCACCATTAAAGGATTTTACATTTTCATTTGCAGTCTAAATAGAAGCTTTATTAATATTCCAAGCCTATTCTAGATCTCCATAATGTTTTCCAAAAAGACCAAGCGCTCCTCCAACAGCACCTCCAAAAATTCCACCAATTGGACCACCAATAGTAAATCCAGCCTATGCACCACTAACAGTTGTATTTAATGCATTTGTTGTATTTTTTCTTTCGTTTTCTTCGTAAAGCCTGTTAGAATCTATACTTTTCTTTGTGTATCCAAACCCGTTGTAATTTGAAGTATACTGTGTTTCTTGATTTTTTATATCCTAAACACTGTCACTATTATTTGCAAACGATCCATATAAATTTGTTCCAAACCCAATTGCAGAACTTATTTTATCTGCTATCGTCGCATTATTTGTAAAATGTGTATTATTTATAAATTTATAATCTTTATTTGTTAACCCCATGACATTCTAAATTTCGTTGTTATATACTGCAATGAGAAGTCAGTGGAGTTATAATCCGAAGCCATTTCACATTGCATTGTTTTTCCTCGCATTCTATTTCCGTACTCTATATTTGAGTCTTGTGAACCATTTCTAGGTATAGCTAATCTATAATCGTATTCGTCCACGCTAGTAGACTTGTCTCCACGTATAACAGATTTCTATTTAAGCGGCGTTTCAAATGTAAACGTAAGATGGTGCATCGGAGAATTTAGATGTTCATCTTTGACATATTCTCCAGGAACTCTTTCCATCTACCAATTTGCTATGGTTTGTAAACTACCTTTATACATTCTACCACCAAACGTAAGATTGTCAAATGTTTTAGTGTATATGTTATTTTTATTTACAACTATACGCACTTTAGGGAACACGGGTTTGTCAAATAGATAAGAATACCCATCTACTTTATATTTGTTCCATATATATATCTAATCGTCTTTCGCTAAATACAAATCATTTTCTATTAAAGCTTTGTACTACGGCATAAATGTATATACAGAAGAAAACGCCTATATTTGTTCATTATATACAACGGTGTTTTCGCCAACTACTTGCGCAAGAATTTCGTCATATTTTGTATCATATGCAAGCATTGGAGATTCTGACTCTTCCTACTTATTTATATAGTTTGTAATATTTTTTATTTTTGTAATAGGAATAAGTTCCATACCTCCACTATAAGCAAGTATTTCCTTATTGTATCCATCCCACCAATATTGTGTTGTATTTGACTAAACTTCAGCTTGATACTAGTATGGCTTCATGCCGTATATAGTAGATATATAATCATATCTCTACAAAGTACCACCGGTACCTACAACAATATCATTATTTTCAAGATCGTTTAATACAGTACGCTCGTTTACGCTAAGTACCCCAATTGCATGTTCTTGCCAAAATAATAGCTTATCTTTAAATAGTCGTAAATTTGTTATTTGTCCAAATCTAGAGTCTACATCTATGAAGTTTTGGGGCTTAAAATGTAACCACGAATCCGCCCTTTCGTTATTTTCTTTCAATTCGGAATGAAATACGCGTGTGTCAAATTTACTGTCTTCTATTTCTGAATAAGTTATTGTAGAAAATTCTATTGTATTTGGAGAAGCTCCGTATTCCGTACGATATTCGTACATATCCTTGCTCTACTCAAAGTTTTGTAAAACGTCGGCTTTGTCTTGTAATAAATATTTTTCATTAGTCGAATAGTAACTGGAGTCTTTTCTGTTATATAACCATCCAGATGTAGCAGATAAATCTATTTCAGAATATAGTGGTACAGTATATATATTTACTTGTGATATTGAATTTCCTAGATTTACTCCGTCAAATGCATGAGTAGATGTGTATACAAATATTCCAGGATAACAATCGCCATCATATACAGAAAGCTAAGATGTTCCATCAGATATTGTATTTCCAAAAGACACATAAGACTATAACTCAACAAGTGAATCTCTATTATATGGAGATGCTGTTTTTCTTTTTAGCGAGATAACAGGAGCTGTTATATTTGCACTTTGCTATTCGTTGGATATATTTATTTCACTATCGCATAAATCAGACGGATCTTTTGTTTTTAATATCATGCATCTTCCATTACTACCAATTGGATATAATTGAGCATTTGCTATGATATTTTCTCCACTCAATCTGTCGTACAATTCTTCACCTTGGTTATATCTATCTGGAAAAGCGGTGGCTGTCCAGTTTGTGTAAGATGCTCCACCGTTTGTATCAGATTGTGCACTTGGTTCATAGAACATAAAAGATTTATTATCATCAAACAAACTTTTTGAATCTTGAGATTCTGCATATCCGACAGATAATATATCTGTAGAAATATTAAAATTTCCACCGTCTTCGTTTTTACAATTTTTTATTGGGAATATTGATGGTTTTGACAATAATGTTTTAGTATACCATTTATTTTTACTACCAAAATTTCCATTTACGTAATTCTAGAAAAACGGATACCACGGATTACTTTCATACTAACATGATAATGAATTATAAATATCTTCTGGATTAGCATCTTCGTCTATATATTGATCGGTCCACATGAACGTATTCTATAGTAAATCCCATCCAGGCGGATATTCTGACCCGAGCCCAATTACCTGAAATATAATAGACGATGTTTTTCCAGAAGAACGATCTTCATTTGTTATATTACCTTCATCTGATTTCGGGCGACACAAATAATCATAAGTAACAAAACTATTAATCGGTCTATCTGATCTTACAAATTCCATAGGCGTTTGTAAATAGTAATCTGGCTGTATATAAAGCTGATTTACGTTATCGTCGACTAAATTTTGTATTGAATTTTGTGCGTAAGTATATTCAGGTGTCGCAAAGTTTAGATACTGTGTCTGTGTTTTTGCACTGCATTTGAGTCCGATATCATTTCCAAAATAATAACTTGAAAATACAACAAATTTATTTATAGACATTAATCCAAGAGGAGTAAGATGTCCTTTTGGATATTCCATAGTATATCCACATATTCCTTGTGTTATTGTAATTTTATCAGAATTTGTTCTTTCCGCTCTAACGATTTCTATTTTTTCAATAGCTTCCGGTATATTTTCCCAATTTATATTAAAATTTATACCAATTCTTTTAAATTTATATAAAGTTGAATCACCAGAATCATTTGTTTTTATTCTTTCCGGCATATTATATTCGGGAGGAACCATTATATCAGCTATCCATTTTGTTGACGTTTTCTTGCCACTGTTTAAATATAAAACAGCACCATACCTATATACTTCTCCCGGACGCAAAGAAACAATATCCTATATTTTTGGATCTACGATAGGGTTATTTGGAAAATCATCAATCGTACGGTATCGTCTATTGTTTGTATCTATGTATATATCTTTATTGTCAAACTGCCAAGATATATATTCGCATTTACCACCGATCGTGTCTGTATTGTTTATTTTCCAAAACTATTCGTCATAATTATTGATATTGTCAAATTGTTTATTGTATACATATTCTCCACCATCTCCAATATTCCCAGAAGAATATGCTCTAAAATCTATATCAAATTTTTCGTCCGTTTCTTGTTGAAAATCTTTTATATTTGCAGCAAACAAATAATCCCCTTTTGATTCGATAACGGTTGGACAAATATAAGTATCAGTTAAAGATTTGAATTCTTCATTGCTAATTTTTGCAACTTCTCCACCAGTATCTTTGAAAGATGTTATAAATTTATTATCATATATAAGTCTAGGATCTCCTTGCTGCCCTATAGCAACATAACCTATTCTATATATTTCAAGATATTCAAATGTGTCTTGCTACGGAATATTTATTAAAATGGCACGTCCTGTATTTTTATCAGACAAAGCGAATCCTTCAGATGCTGTTTTGTATAAACTAATAGGTTCACTCAAAGGAGAAATCTATGTTGTTATTCCTCCTATTTTATATAATCTATATGCGTATTGTACTTTTACATATTCTATAGAACCACCTTCATGAAATATTTGATTTACGGTAGGTGGATCCAAACATATATTAGATTCTGAACTTACATCATCTATATTTGTAATTGGTATTACCACTCCGTGGCTATCGGTTTCAAGACCTCTGATATTTATAGAAATAATGCCGTGAGCACCGTCTGCTATATATAGTTTTACATTTTTTTCAGATTCCCATCTAGTAACTAAACTGACATTGTGAGTAAAATGAGAGCCTTCGAATCCACTATCAAATATTGTATTCCATCCGTCTCCTCCGTAATAATCATCTTTTGTTACTATAAAATTCCTAACTTTACCAGATTCATCTTTACTCTATTCTGTAACAACAATTAGAATATCTCTTATATTCGTCATTGCCACAATCTTACCAAATTTCTATAAATTTGCATAAGCGGCAGTACCTTCTATCAATCTAAGTTCTCCTGTGTTTTCTTCTGTGTTTGTGGCTAGTCTTACATTCTCTGCATATCTATACTGACTACTATCGATTAAGGCATCTGATACGTCAGTATTCATGCCCTTAACAAAAGTATTTATTTGTTGTAAATCATTATTAATATCCATAATAGTAGTCGTTGTATGTTACTTGTTCCTTGCCTATATTCTTAAAGAATGTATCATCACCATCCCAATCGGGTACTAGTTTATTCCAATCGTTCTTTATATTCTGCATATCGTCTGCAGTAGGCATCATAGCTTCAGCGTAAGCTTGATTTCTATAAAAGTTCCATTGAGACTATGTATAAAAGTAAGTCTATTGTGCGTATTTTTGTGAATATTTAGAACTGCTTGTAGTAAGCTTACCAGACATAAACTTAGGGAATGTAAGCTTCATTACTACATACCAGTATATAGCCTCCTAGTAAGAAGTAAGATCTGGTATCAATGGATAACCTCTTTCGTCTACTGCAATAGCTTTATATGAAAGTTTAATAAAGCCGTGTTTTTGATTTGTTACAATCCAACCCGGTTTAATAAAATACTCAGGCTTGTCTAACTTCCCATGCTTAAACATTCTATCCCAATACTTCATTGTGTTGATAGTATACAACTAATGCTAAGATGTTGGGAGTTTGTGCATCATTGGTTGATGATGTTCCGGCATACCTACAATCTCTTCTGTTACAGGAGGTTCAGGTATAGCCATATTATATGGATCGTGATGGTAGACAAGGTTTCTATGAGGTGTTGGATGTGATTTGCGTTTAAATATTCCAGTCATAGTACTCATTGGCTTCCACGGTCCTTCAGGATTCTAGGAATACGCAACACCATCGAGTACTTGTAAGTCCGCTGGGATGGGAACCTAATAGTCTTGTATCTTTAATATAGGTTCGCCGTCAGTCCCAGACTCTTTTGTGATATACTACATAGGAGCACCAATCTTGTCTACGGCTTCAAATATCCACTCTCTTATGTCTGTAGTACGCTACTTTATCTCTGTGGAATCTAAATCAGCCATAATCTTTGCAATGACTGATTCACACTTTGTATATTTGTATATCATTTATATCAATATAATCGTGTTTATTAAATATTAGTTGAGCTAATTTACGTTTATTCTATCTTACTAGGCTCAGCTAGTATTTATATCTATCTGGGAATGTCCTCGGGATCTTAGACCAGTATAATCTATATTTATATCCGTCAGAATGTTCATTCAAATGATAGATACGTTTATCATATTCTTTGCTGGCTTTATAGTCTACAGATAATGATTGTGCGGATAAACTCTTAGGTTTATACTTACCTACCTATATAAAACCAAGCCCAAAAGGCATTTTAAAGCCTTCTGAGCCTTCGAATATGTGTTCTAGAATAACTTTACACATTTCATCTAAAATGCGCTTGTAGAGGCTGTAATCCACCTCTACGGGCATTGTACGGTACATGTCCCTGAACGTGATGGATTGTTTACTCCTCATCGTCTTGTGGTCCATGTGGTTTCACACTAGCTAAAGTAGCGTTGTTACTATCATCGCTAGGTCTATTCAGCATTACTGCCAATTCATTCTGGAAAATAAGCTTCTTGATATCAGGAACCATCCAGGTTGGGATTTGTACATCATCCTCGTCTTCTGCGTCAGTATCGTCAGTGTCATCGTCTACTTCATATATGGCTTCTAAGTATATATACTACAGTTGATCTTGATCTTGCAATCCTTGTATATATACATGTTTATCACCATTGAAGTAACCTGTAATCTCCCCAAAAGTATACTTGCGGAAGTATTGATAGTGACGGCGTATAGGATTCATATATTGAATATTCTCACCGCTTTCATCCAGTATAGCTATAATACTAGATGCTGTATTTGAGAATAAGCCATCTATCTCGTCTACTGTACGTTTAGTGAAGCTATCTCTATCTTTATCATTAGATTCTACTTTCTCTAACGGAAGAGGACCGATCTCTTTAATCTTGATAAACTCGTCATCTACCATATCAAGTAGATCCATCATTTTTGCTTTTTCTTTAAGTTCATCAAGACGTTTTTTCCACAACATGCGTCTGTAATGATTTACCCAAGCGCTAACCTACGCTCTAGAGAAATCTTCACTTTCGCTAATGTTGTTGTTCCTGACCAAAAGAAGTATATCGTCTACTATTTCTTTTAGGCTTGTTGTGTTCATTTTGTTATGTTTTGTATTACTCTTACATCACTAGTCTTAATCAAGTCGTTCGTATTTTCTATTACGTATCTAGTCTTATGTACTTTCTTAAAATCAAATGTAAGTAGTCGCTTTATAAAACTCTTCTTATTCTTATATTCTTTAGTATCAAATACATATAGATATTGCTCATTCCTAATATCTAAGCCTATACTAACTGTATCTTTACTAATACTATAAGTTACTGTTGTAAGGTCGTTGAAGTTTATTGTATCGTTGTATATACTATCTTTAATAGATATAATATCACCCCCTACCCCCTTACTTTCTATAACGTTTATAGACTGCGTTTGAGTTGCAGCAGTCTAAACTTGTTTTGGTTTAATACTTAACTTAGACCTAACGCTATCTAACTTATGCAATATATCGTCGTTCTAAGCCGTTAATTGTTTTATATTTAGCCTTAAAACATTATTAGCCTACTAGGAGTCGGCAACCAACCCCTAATAGGCTTCAATGTTGTTCTGAGCCATTTCTAGCTCCTGTGACAGCTTTATATTCTGTCTGTGGGTATTTATACCCCACGCCAGTAATAACGCAACAGAAGCCACGCAAATGGCCTTAATGGCGCTTCTTCCGTGGTTTATGACCCACGGTATGATCGTCAGTATGTTCATCTTCGTTTAATTCTATTCCTGTATAATCCTCGCCCTTTTTCTTAAGGAATTTACCTAAAAGCTTCCAAGGGCCATTAGGATCTACAGTATTCAGATTCTCTAATATAGACCACATTTCGGTCAGCGTAATAATGATTGTAGCACCTCCAGTAAGCACAAATACACCAGATTCATCCATCACAGCCCATTCTAAGCCGTGTGCCAAACATATTATTGTAAATTCATCAATAAGTTTTCTTAGCGTACCTGACCAATTCTTACCACTTTCTATCTTCTATTTAAACTTCCTAGCCACCCTAAATCCGCATATCATATCAACGATAGTGGCGGCGAAGCATATCATCAACAAATACTATATTGGGGTCAAAAACGCAGTTATGGCTGAAGTCAACCCTATTACCCATTTACCAATTATACTGCCTTGTGTTATACTATTTACTGCAGTACCTATGTGCTATAGTGTTTGTGACAAGTGTTTAATCATTATGCAATTGTAAATGCTATATCGGCATATTCAGGAGAAGAGTTTCCGCTTCTCACACTTTGATCAGATATTATTTGACGCAATCTAAATCTATGAGTACCTTGCGAACATCCAGTAAAGTCTATAGTAAACGTTCCGCTAGATATATCAACTCCGCTGCTCGGTGTGATAGTTGTTCCACTTATAACATAACTATTTTCTATAGAACCTTCACCTATAGACACATTGAAAGGCACATTTGTGCTTCCATCTGAAGATTGCACATTTACAACAACGGTTGCGTTCTATGGAGTTGTTATAGCATTAAACGTACGTACTTTACTTGCACCAACACCTTGCCATACAAAGTCTGCTAGTTGTTGATTATTTATAGAATATTGATTCGGATAGAATACGGGACATATTCCGTTTTCTTCTGGTTGTATTATATCAACAGATACTCGATCGATTCCTTGGTAATAGTAGTTTATTATAGCAACCGTCGCACACCGACTAATGGTTTTTTCTGCAACTGTTGATACAGAATCAATATCTGCAGCAATAATATTCATATTTCCGCACGATTTAAAACTTGTTTTTCCACATAAAGCAGAATTTCCTCCATCTGCGCTTGCAAAAACGTCTACGGTATAACTATTTCTTATAGGAACGGGTATTTTTCTACTTTCACTTCCAATACCTTGCCAAGTTCCATAAACAATAAACGAAATACCACCTTCGCCAGGATTATAACCAGAATTTATCAAATTTCTTATCTTTGCGATGTCAATTTCTACTTTAGACCCAGAAGTCACAACACTAGAAGCGAGAGTTTTTACAGTATCGGGATCATCATCTCTCATGCCCATTACAGTATTATTTGCAAAAATAATACTAGTCATGTCCTACTAACTGCACTGTGTGGCAAGATTTGTGTATGTCATATTTTCCACAGTGGTAGATGTAGCGGTCAGGGTAAGTTTATTTATATTATCATATGTAACTCTACTAGTAGAGCTATCTGCTTGATAAAAAAGAATTCTTGTTTTTTCACATACAGTATTACAAATAGAAACACCCTATTGTTCAGCAGCTTGTCTTATAGTAGCCATTTCCTCAGTATTAGTATTCGGAGAAGCTATTACCGTTACATAAGCCTATCTATTTGAACTGCTAGCATCTGCATATACCTCTATTCCTTCATCCCACAAATACCCGTTGTTTCCGTGACACGAGGTATTGCTTTTACGAAGTATATGTAGCCAATCAAGTCCTTCAGAGCTTTTTCCATTCCACCAATCAGAACTTCCATCCTATTCAAATCCTTCAAACGTATAGTTATATCCAGCCAAATACGAGTCTCCGCTATGATTTCCATTTAACGGAAGCCTCATACGACTACTATCGCACGGATATGTGCATACAATACTATAACCGCTTTGTTCAATAGGCCATACAGGAACAAGTCTGCTATTTGGGAATGATTGTCCTGGATTAGCACTTTCAAATTGTTCCATCATATTTTCGTCGGTTCCGTTGCGCAATGCAACTGTTTTTGACACACATCTTTCGGGCGGTATTTCTGCACTAATGAGAAGAGAGTTCATTCCGGGATCTCCTGTAGGCGTATCGCCGTAAGTTACCATTCTTAACATATTACTATATTATTATTTTACATCCTTCTTTAGAAAGACATCCTTTCTTAATTAAAGGGTAAAGTTTATTTACTGTAGCTCTAGAGTTTAATACCATTCCTTTTTGTTTGTTCTCTCCGACTATAATACAACCAAGACTATCTTTGGCAGTATTGCCGGAGTGTATTCGTATACCGGCAAAATGAGGTACATCTTCTAATAGAGGCATATATTTCTTAAACTTAGGAGAATATGTCCAGCTTACTTTATATGTCCCATACGGAATAGCTGTCTCTCCATATACTTTCTTTTCTTTGTCTAAGTTGCGCACTTTATCTTCTATTGTGTCGCATCGATATACGCCATCTATGTAAAGTTTACCTATTGTATAAGTATCTCTAAGAGCAATTCTCTTCAATAATAACGTCATGATTGCGGATTATTCACGCTTCTGTCAAAGAAACCTTGATCGCTATATACTTTAGCGTTACTATTCTTTGGGCATATTCCATCTCCAGAAGTTGTCCACAAACAGGTATCTGTATCACCGTCTTCAAGTGCAATGATTCTATTTCTTAAATCATTCACTTCTGCAGCAAGATTAAGAATAAAATCAATAATGTTATCTTTGAACACAGGAGTATTACCTCCATTTGGATATAGGGGTACAGCCTTCAATTCGTCCTTACGATCATCATAGTTATCCGGATTTGCTCCAATTATGCCATCTTTACCATCGGCATCCTCACCCTTTAACCATTTATCATCATATGGCTCTCCGCCAATAGGAACAAGATTGTCATTATCATCATGTGTGTATGGATTCTCAATAATGGTTATCGGCTTATCGTCAACACCACCACCGGTTTCGTCATAAACAATATCGGTAACGCGTTTGTTAATTTCATCCTAGAAACGTTCCCACTCGGCCATCTTAGGGTCGTCTTGCCTAAATCTACCATCATGCAGTTGATAAGCATATGCAAGAGCGCCGTTGTGTCCTTCTTCAGTCACATTGCTGGGCCAGTTTTTAGCCTTACAAGGATCATGCTATTCATCTCTATCGTCCTTCAAATCTTTATCAACGGTAACATTTACAAGCGTGCCATATATTTTGATTTCGCTGTTATCTCCACAGCCACTGTTACTTGAACAGTTACAACAATTACAATTCATGCGTATACAAGTTTAAATTTAACATCATTACCTGTAGGGATAGCACCGCCACCTACAATAGGAGCTACGCTGCGATATACAAAGTAGTTGTCTACCTTCTTGTTGCCAGGAACTACAGGAAATCTTACACTTGAAGAAACAATATCTTCTCCAAAAGACTTAATATATTTTATCTTACGTTGAGACATGATATAAAGGTATCCACCACAAAGAGGATTATGTATATCAATAATGCCATCTAAAGCTTGACGTTTTTTAACATCCCATATATCTTCTCCTTTATACCAATTGTCCTTATCTTTACTGATGTTGTTAAAGGATCCGTCTGTAGAGAAACCTACATACAAGGGGATGATAGGATCTACTTTAACACAGAACGAAGTTTGTACCTTACTACGACCTTCTCCGTACGATACTGTGATGCAAATAGGATCAGTCAAACAATGTGCATGTAAAGTACCATTTTTATCTACTGTTACAGCACAACTTGGAGATTCGAACTTAAGATTATCATACTTCCAATCAAGAGGATTATACAGCAATGTACTACCATCCTTAAGTTTGACATAAATACGATACTCACTTTCGTTAACATCTTGTTCGCCAATTCTAAGATCTTGGCCCATAACAAGAGTATAACATTCATTACTAAACTGTGTAGTATAAATAGCTTCTATCTCAGGCATATTCTTCCTATCGTCTCCCTTGGTATCTACATCGATAGTTATCGGGCCAGATTCGCCGCCTTCGTCTACAAGTTGGAATACATCCCCTTTGTCTATAGTATAAGTACGAAGATTGTGTTTACCCCAACCTTTCTGGAATACAGTTATTACTACAACAAGTTTATATGTACCGCACATTATTTGATCAATAGCAGGGAACATACATGCCAGGGTATTCTTTTCGTTAAGTACCCAAGAATCAGCAAGGTACCAATGGCCGGGAAAGTGATCGTGTTCTGGATGCGGACCATGCCAAAGCGAATGACCGCAATTGTCGTGAAACCGTTCAGGACATATTCCAAATCCGCGGAATCCGGGCCACCAATGAAAATCATGAAAGTCTGGAGCGAATCTATCATAATTGCATACGTTCGCTGGCTCCATATGGTAGCTTGGAAATCCAGAATTGTTTATATTGTATGCAGTAGGACTATACATTTCGGGAAAACCTACGCGCTTAAACTTCTTACGATCTTCTTTTTTAGGGGTATTAATTAAATAACACCTCACTTGTTTGATATTAGTCATATCCAAATCATTCACAGTAATATTATACTGTGTACCATCATCTTCAACGATAGTAGATGTTGTGTTGATATTCAGAATAAGCCTAATATCGTTACCTATTCTTATTTTTCTCATATTGCAATATGTAATAAAAAAGGCCAGGTTGGGCGTAGCCCACCCCAGCCA